GTCTGATGAAAACGGGGAACTTCTGGACGGAGACAAATTGGATTATAATGTCCCTTTTGAGCAGATAGTATATGAGCGCCTTATAGACATAAACGACAACGTGACAACCAATGCTATGTACGGGCTGGTTACTGATGAAAACATAGCTCCTGTAAATCCTAAGCCCCACATATTCTATAACATATTGCTGCCTGTAGGGACAAAGACGCTGGCGTTTATAAACCAGTCAGGAACAGAAGAAGTGCTAGGAAACAGGATAAATATACCCTGCCATACAATAGATTTTGTGGACAGGCCTTTCAGCACGGTATTTGGAAAAGAGTTCAACGAATGGGACGGACTTATAATAAACAATACTCTGTATTCAAATTACCATCAGGATTATATATTGAGCATTTTTAATATCAAGAGAAGGAATTTTAAGTTCAAGGCTATACTCCCGTTATACATACTTACCAAGATACAGCTTAATGACGTATTAAAGATAAGGCAGAACTATTATAGGATAGATAATTATACGACAAATATCCTTAACGGGGAGTCTACCCTTAATCTTATAAACTCATTCGACAACGTACTTAACTCTATAATAGCAATACCTTCGTCTATATTCGTAGATTATAGGGAACAGGGAAGAACCATATATATTCAGAACGCTGAAAACATAACTATAGATATAGGTACTGTTGATTTTGTTACATCGAGTACAGATACAAAAACAGGCACAAAAAACGCTCTTATAGAATTCTTTGAAAACAATACCGGAGAGGCAAGAGACGGAACTATAACAATAACAGAGACAACTACAGGAACAGAATTAACTATATATCTAAACCAAGGCGCGTCTGTAGTATCGGCAGATAACATTACGATTACGGCAGACAGCACCATAATAACATCAGACAATGGCTAAACAAACAGTAAACATAGGAACTACAGGAAATGACGGAACTGGAGATCCGATAAGAACCGCATTCCAAAAGACAAATGCTAACTTCACGGAATTATATAATGCGCAGGGATGGGGGTACTATGCTGACAGCCTTGCTACTCCCACAATAGTAATAGGAACATCTTTCACGCAGATAACCATAGACAAGCTAGGGGCTTCGACAAATGAAAGCTATCTGCCTTATGCCATACGCGGCACAGGAACGCTTTTTGCGTCAAACAAGATAACTCCTATATCCGCAGGAGACGATCACGACGGAAGGCTAGATCTTACCGTGACCGCAAGAACCGGGTCGCCAACATTCATGGAATTTATTATTGACATAAGCGGAGGCGTTGCTGGAACTAACAAGGCTTTTACGGGATATCTCCAGACCGGAGGAACTGTTCCTTATGACCATAGCCTTGCATTGGATTATTTTTCATTGTCTACTTTTTTAGCTAATGGAGGAAAGCTTTACGCAAGAGTGGATAGCGGCAGCATAACCATAGGCAGGAGAAACATAAAGATAACCCGAAAAAGCAGCGGAACGTTATGATAGCAGAACTTATAAAAACACTCCACAAATCAGATTATTACGGAGCAGGAGAATTTACGGAACTGGCAAAAGGGAAAAATGAGTTGTGCTTGGATAAAAAAAGCGTAATTAAAAAAATAAAAAGGATATGGCGATCCAGAAAGTAATCGAGATTGTTGCGAAGGTAGGAGAGGCTGGCAAAGAGATAAAATCGCTTTATGACAGGCTTCTTGCTGTTGAGCTGGAAAACCAGAAGATAGCAGACAGCGCGGAAGAAATGGGCGATGCTTATGTAGATGCATCAAAGGAAAGCGTAAAGGCTCTGGACAAGGTAGGAGATTCTGCCAAAAAACAGAATACCGTTATCAAAGGTCTTGGAAACTCCATAAAGATAGCAGGAACGGCTTTGAAGTCTATAGGAATCGGATTGGTGATTGCTCTTGTCGCAAAGCTTACTCAGGTATTTTCAGAAAACCAAAAGGTTGTAGACGCATTCACTAACATAAGCAATACGCTGTCTATAATATTTACTGAACTTATAGGCAAGTTTATTGATATTGTTTCAGAGATAGACAAGGCAACGGGCGGATTTGATGCGCTTGGAAAAGTCATAGGCGGAGCAGTTACGGCCGCATTGTCTAACCTAAATATTTCATTCAACGCAATAAAGCTGGTTATACTTGAGGCGCAGCTCGCATGGGAAAAATCCTTTTTCGGTGATGATGATCCAAAGACAATAGACGACCTAAACAAGCGTATAAAGCAGACCTATATAAATATTGCAGACGGGGCAAAAACCAGCTTTGAGGCTGGCAAGCAGGTAATAAATAATATAGGCGAGGCTGCTGGAGAAATTGGAGACGCTATAGCCATAACGGCAGAAAAAAGCGTAAAGGCGCTTTCAGAAATAAATGTAAAAGCTGCATATGAACAGGGCAAGGCTTTGACGGAGTCACGAAAAAACTTTGAGCTTCTAGCGTTGCAGCAGCAGAGGCTTCAACTAATATACCAGACACAGGCAGAAGAACTAAGACAGCTTAGGGATGACGACCAGAGAAGCATACAGGACAGGCTAAAATCAAATGAGGAATTAGGAAAGGTAATACAGAAACAGTTCCAGGCAGAAGCAGGAACTATAAAGCAGCGTATAGCCTCATTGCAGCAGGAGCAGAACCTATTAGGCGTCACTGTAGAGAGGACTAATGAGATCTATCAGCTACAGACTGACCTTATCGATGTAGGCGAAAGGCTGAAAGGCGTGCAGTCCGAACAGCTACAGAATACCAATTCGCTTTTAAGAGAACAGAGAGACTTGATACAGTCCGTAAAAGATGCAGAAAACGAAAGGGCAGTATCCCAGAAAGAATTTCAATCAGGACAGATAGAGTTTGAAAAGTCTCGTCTGTCGGCCGACGCAAAAAGGCTTGATACCGAATCACAATTAGACCTGACGATAAGCGAAAGGATTAAGAAATTGCAGGAACTCCAAGACGTACAGGATGCAATAGACATGAAAGAGTTTGACCGTCTTGAGTCTGAAAAGGAAAGGATTTTATTAGAAAAGGACATAGCCGAACAGGAAATTGAACAGCAGAGGCAGCAGTATGCTTTGGGAACACAGGCAAGAGCGGATGCTGAACAGGCATATCTTGATAAAAAATTAGAAATAGACCAAGCTCTTATCCAGAATAAGGAATCTGTCGAAACAGAACTTTCTAACATAGAACAGAGGGAATTAGAAAAAAGGCTATTGTTCCAGCAGAACGTGGAAACATTGAGGGGCGATATAGCTACAAATACCTATAATCTTATTTCCGGTCTTGCCAAAAAAGGCACTACGCTTGCTAAAGGCTTGGCAATTGCAAATGTAGTAAGGGAGCAGGTAGAAGGCATATCCAAGATTGTTTCAAATACGGCTGTCGCAAATGCCAAGGCGGTAGCCTTATCTCCAGCAACCGCAGGACAGCCATTTGTGGGACTGAATATCGCCAGCGCATCATTAGGCATAGCGAGTTCTGTAGCAGGAGCGGCAAGAGCAATCAAGGATATCACAAGCGAAAGCAAGACGGCATCCTCTGGCGGAGGAATCCAAGGAGGGGGCGGAGCAGGCTCTGTTCCTGCCGCACCATCTTTTAACCTTGTACAGGGAACAAACAGCAACCAGATAGCAGACAGCATATCAGGACAGAACAGACCTATAGAGGCATTTGTAGTTTCAAGAAACGTAACCAGCGGTCAGGAACTTGACAGAAATATAATAGACAATGCATCGCTATAATGCAAAAATGTAACAATAATAATTAATAATAGTCTTTAATATAAAAGCATAATAAATGAAAGTCTACGAAGCAGTTTTTAATGAAGGAAAAAGCAAGGGCGTATATGGAATATCCCTTGTAGAGAATCCTGCTATGGAGGGTTTGTTTGTCAAGCTGTCAAAAGACGAAAGCACGCAGATACAATTCAAGGAAGTAGATGCGGAACAGCGAATCTTGATGGGTCTTGTTCTTGAGCCTAACAAGCCGGTATACAGAAACCAAGATGGAGAAGAGTTTTACCTTACTTTTTCAGAGAACACCATCAAGGAACTTGCACATAATTTCTTTAAGGCTGGCAATCAGGGAAATTCATCTTTAGAGCATGATAACAAGATTGAAGGCGTGACATTCGTAGAGAGCTGGCTGGTAGAAGATCCGGAAAAAGACAAGTCTGCCAATTTTGGATTCTCATATCCTAAAGGCACATGGATGTCGTCAATGAAGGTTGACAGCGACGAAATCTGGAATGACTATGTAAAGACCGGAAAGGTAAAAGGATTCTCGGTAGATGCAATGCTTTCATTGAAAGAAGTAAAATTAAAATCAGAAATAAATATGTCAAACACAATTTTAGAAATGCTAAGGGATCTTCCCTCACAGATAGCATTGGCATTGAATCCTAAAAAGGATGCAGATGTCAAGCTGGGGGAAATGAAAACCAAGGACGGAGAAGTTACGTTATATTTTGATGGCGAAATGATGTCTTTGGGAAATCCTATATGGCTAATGGCGGAAGACGGAACTAAAGTGCCGCTTCCTGTAGGCGAATACGAACTTGAAAGCGACATGATTCTTGTCGTGAGCCAAGAGGGAATGGTCGGAGAGCTTAAAGAAAAAGAGGTTGTCGAAGAAAAGGTAACCGAAGAAATGGCTGGGGAAGACGGAAAGGTATCTAACGATGCAAAGATTGCAAGCGAGATCGAAAGCGCAATCAAGTCTATCCTTATCAAATATGGCGAGATGCAGGCTGATGTTAAGTCTATAAAGGATGAAAACGCAGAGCTAAAAACGCAGATTGCAGAATTAAGCAAAGCACCAGGCGCAAAGCCTATCAAAAGCCAGCCATCACAGGTTGCATTGACAAAGACAGAGAGAATTTTAGAAACAATTAGAAACGCAAATTAAAATGGCAACAACAATCTTATACGGCGATGAAAAACTCGCAATGGTTACAGAAAGAGTAACGTTGGCAAAAACCCTAACGGCAAGCGACAGCGGAAAAGTAATGACATTGGCAGCTACAACAGGAAAGACTTTGACTCTTCCAGCTCCTTTGGCTGGATTTAACCTAAGAATATATGTAGGCGCATTATTCGCAACTACAAATTATGTTATTTCTGCTCCTACGGCAGTTATCCAAGGCGGGGCAATCGTAAATAGCGTATTTGTTCCAGCAGAGAATGAAAACAGAATCAATTTAGTAGCTACAGCTGATACGGTCGGGGATTATATCAATATCATTTCTGACGGCGTAAACTATTATGTTGACGGAATCGGGACTTTAGCAGGATCAATAACATTTACAGTAGTCTAATAAAATAAAAAATAGATGGCAACAACAGTTACAACAACATCAAATTACGCAGGCAAGGTAGCAGGCGCAATCATCGGAAAGACATTCAAGGAAGCTGATACATTAAGAATGGATCTTATTACAATAGCTCCAAATGTGAACTTTAAGTTAAACATGCGCAGAATCCGCTACACGGACGGTACTACTGCATATTCTTGCGGTTTTACTCCACAGGGCGCAATAGTATTGAATGAAAGAGTTCTTGAGCCTAAAAAGCTAAAGAATGATTTCCAAATCTGTAAAGAGGATTTTAGGGCTACATGGTCAGAGGATTCAATGGGAGCATCTGCACATAATAACAACGCGCCGGCTGACATCATGGAAGCAATCCAGGTTGAAGTGCTTGGAGAAACGGCAGAAGATGTAGATTACAAAATCTGGAACGGTAACGACAGCAACGCGGACGAGTGGGACGGATTCCTTACTATGTTTGCGGCAGATGCAGCAGTTATCAAGGCAAATAATGGTATTACTCCTATCGGGGCAGCCATCACGGAGGCTAACGTAGAGTCAGAGCTTAAGAAAGTACTTGCTGCTATTCCTGTAGCCTTGAGAAGAAAAGACGTTAAGGTTTTGGTTTCTCCAGATGTTTTCCAGGCTTACTGGTTCTATCTTGTTTCAAAAGGTATCGCGTATAATGGCGATGCGGGGGAAAAACAGGTACGTTTCGGAAAATACATGCTTACGGAGGTAAACGGGCTTCCTTCTAATACTATCGTTGTATTTGAAAAGAAAAACTTAGTATTCGGAACAGGACTTGAGGCTGACTTCAACGAAATCAAGATTGTAGACGAGGACGAAATCGGATTATTGACAGGCCAGGTAAGAGGAAAGATGGTTTACAGCGGAGGCGTGCAGTATTACAATTCAGAGGACATCATCTGGTATCTTTCTACAACTACTCCAGCATAATATTAACGGGTATATCCCATAAAAATATAAGATATGGCTTGTGATATTACAGCAGGAAGAACAAGGGCGTGCAAGGAAAACCTAGGCGGTAATTCTAAGCTATTCCTTTTTAATTATGTAGAAAATCCTTTTACGGTATCGGCAGGAGTGGCTACGGCTATCAATCCGCTGCTTACGGAGGTATTCGAGTATGAAATCGAAGGCGACGGTAATACATTGGTGGAAAACATGGTTTCAGATAGAAATACGGGAACTACGGTAAACACGCAGACCCTTACCGTTCTATTGAAAAAGATTGACGCGGCTACATCGGCACAGATGAACCTGTTGGCATACGGATTTCCGCAGGCTGTCGTAAAAGACAGAAACGGCATCTATCATGCAATAGGCATCGACGACGGTATCGACTTCACTATCGACCAGGCAACAGGAGGAGCAAAGACAGACCTTAACGGTTATACGCTTACCGGAGTATCTACTACGGGAGAGCTTTCTCCTAAATTGGACGCATCAACGGTTACGGCATTTTTAGCCCTAGTTTAGTTTTATTGATTATTGATAAAAGCCATCTTAACGGATGGCTTTTTTTGTAACAAAAAGGTACAAATTAAGTCTTTTATATATGAAGGTGATTAATCCGGAGGCAGAAATACACGAACTGGAAATTATTCCAAGGTTCTATCCTGTAGGCGAGGTGCAGCTTCATCTTTATAATGAGGCAACGCAGGAAAATATAGTATTGGAATGCGATTTTACCGTAACAGACGGCATCGGAATACTTGTATTCGTAAAAAATGACTTTGTGAAAGGGCAGAAGTACCAATTCAAGCTATTGAATAACGATAACGTAGTGTATAGGGGAAAAATTACTGTTACAGATCAAGAGCCGCAGGAATATAAGCTTACAAAAGATTTTTACAGATATGAGTAGACAGGAAGGAGATAATATCAGGCTTATTCAGATGAACAACTATGTGCGTCCGAAGATTGAGGAAAACAAATCAAGAAATTGGGTTCTCAACGGCCGAAACAATTCTTTTTTCCAGTATATCATCGACAGGAGAAACGGAAGCCCTACAAACTCGACTATCATAAGCTCTTACGTGGATCTGATCTACGGAAATGGCATAGCAGCAAAGAACTCAAAGACCAATATTATAGACTGGGTAAAGTTTTCGGCTATGCTAAAGCCTAAGGAGCTTAAAAAGATAGTAGACGATTTCTATTGCTTCGGTCAGGCCGCATTGCAGATTGTAAAGACAAAAGACAAGAAAGAAATATCAGGAATATACCATCTACCGATACAGAACGTAGCACCTTCTGTTGAAAACGAGGATGGAGAAATTGAAAGCTATTGGTACTGCAAGAATTGGAATAAACAAGGGTCAAATATCCCTGTAGAATATCCCGCATTCGGAACATCAAAAGACGAGATTGAAATTTACTGTATAAAGCCATATAAGGCGGGTAAAGAGTATTTCAGCGACCCTAGCTATATAGCGGGCATATCTTATGCCGAAATGGAGGAAGAGATAGCAAACTATTATATTTCCCATATTAAAAATGGTCTTTCTTTCGGGTATTTTATAAATATTCCAGACGGTAAATCACTTACATCTGAAGAAAAGGATGAACTGGAAAGAAAGATAAAGCAGAAGCTTACGGGAAGCTCAAACGCGGGCAAGTTCATACTTTCTTTTAACGGAAGGGATGCAGAAGTTACAGTAACGCCTTTGACAGTCAATGACGCTCATAAGCAATGGTCATACCTAACCGAAGAATCAAGACAGCAGCTTATGGTAGCCCATAGGGTTACTTCTCCTATGCTTTTCGGCATAAAAGACAGCACAGGATTCGGAAATAATGCAGACGAGCTTGATACGGCAGAAGCACAGCTCATGAAAAGGGTAATACAGCCGTTGCAGCGTTATATTTTGGATTCTTTGGACGAGATACTCAATTTTTACGATATAAACCTTGATTTATACTTTAGACCGCTTACGGAAACCGTTACGACTACCGATGTGACCATGAGCAGCCATGTTTGCTGCTCGGAAGAAAAAAAAAAGACTGATTTAGACGAGTTCATTGAAAAAGGCGAGGATATAGACCTAAACGAATACGATATTATCGACGAAATCGAAGTAGACTACGAAGAAGAGGAAAATTTTTCGTTGGCAAGCACTGGAACGGCGTTTCCTAACGCAAAAAGCGAGCAGGACGGCCAGGATTACATCATAAGATATAAATATGTAGGAAGCAATAGACCGCAGCGAGAATTTTGCGTAAAAATGATGTCTGCATCTAAGGTTTATAGGAAGGAAGATATTATTTCAATGGAAAACAAGGCTGTAAACGCAGGATGGGGACCGCACGGGGCAGATACGTATTCTATTTGGCTTTATAAGGGAGGCGGAGACTGCCATCACAAGTGGAATAGGGTAATTTACCTTAAAAAAGGTATAAAAGTAGACGTAAATAGTCCTTTGGCAGAGATTATATCGACATCAGAGGCAAGAAGAAGAGGATTTAAAGTGCCTTCTAACGAAAATGAGGTGTCTATAGAGCCAAGAAACCTGCCTTATAATGGCTTTTTGCCAGACAATCCACGATTTAATAAATAAGATATGGCAGAATTATTATTCATAACGCCCGAAGAAATAGCAGCAACGACCATAATGGGAGGCAATGTCGATATTGACAAGTACCTTTTCTGCATCGCTAACGTGCAATTGACCGTTATTGAGCCATTATTGGGAACTGAATTATACAACAAGATCGTAGACGACATAGAAAATGACACATTATCTGGATTATATCTTAAATTATTCGATGATTTTGTAAAGCCTATAACAAAAAACGAGTCGGTAGGGCAGTATATCGAGATTGCCAGCTACATTTTAGACAATGGAGGGCTTTACAAGCATACGGCAGACAACGCAGAGATAGTAGACAAGCAGGAGGCACAGTTTCTGGCACAGAAATATTCAGCACTGGCACAGATGTACGTATTGCGTTTCCGTAAATGGATCTGCAAGAACTATCTCCAAGAATACAAGACATGTCAAGACGAGGTAGACGCGGAAAAAGACATAAAGCTAACGGCAGGATGGAAGTTGGACGGATGCCAAGATTATAAGCCATGGTACTTGGAATAACTACAGGAAGAGATAGGCAGTGCAGGGATTCTCAAGGCGGAATCGAAGAGGTCTACATATTTCCGTATGTAAAATATCCAAGGAGCGCTATAGAGATCAACGGAAGCGTGCTTATATCTTTTCCAGAGACTACGATATATGAGTTTTATGTTGTAGGGAATCCTACCGCCGTACAGACGCAGAACGAGGATGCAGGAGGCAAGTCATACGCGCAGTCATTGAGCCTAAACTTTCCCAAGATTGAAAACGGAAAGGAGCTTGAAAAGCTTCTTAAAAAAGATGTCAGGATTATCATAAGGGACAGGAACGGTAAATATATCCTGCTAGGCGCATACGTAGGCTTAGAATGCGTATCTCTTGCACAGAACACAGGAGGCTCCAAACAGGATTTTAACGGCTTTACGGCTGTTTTTGAAGGCAGGGAAGAAAAAGGATTCCTGTTTATAGAGAATCTTGAGGATGCAGGATTTGTTATCATGCCGGAGTTCTTCCTTATGTACCAGAACAGCGAGATATTTACATTGCAGAATAACGATTACTTAATTACACAAAATGGCTAACAGGAAAGTAACAGACCTTCCGGAAAAGACGGTCTTAAACGCTAACGACATAGTATATCTGGTAGACAGCGAGGATACTACGGAAAGCCCGCAGGGAACGAGCAAGAAGACCAAGGTTTCTGCCCTTGCTACGATGGCATCTGGAGTGCAGACGGTAACAGGATCTGTTGTAGACAATACAGACCCTTTGAATCCGGTAGTCAATGCAGCGTCAGAATCATACGCCAACACTAGGGCAGACCAGGCAAGAGACGAGGCAAACGATTATACAGATACCAAAACATCTAGCACAAGCGTAATACCGGAAGGCACTAACTTATATTTTACCACCGCAAGAGTTCTTGCTACATTGTTGACTGGAATAAGTTTTGTGACGGGCGGGGCTATCGTATCTACAGACTCAATTCTTGTAGCGATGGGTAAGATACAAAAACAGATAACAGACGCACTGGCTTCTATTTCAGGCAAGCAGGATACTTTGGTTTCTGGAACGAATATAAAAACAGTTGACGGCAATAGCTTATTAGGATCTGGAAACCTTCAACTTCCAAGGAGATTTATTTTGACGGCCAATAGGGCTATAAATGTAAACAACCCTACTTGGGTAACTTCAAATTCATCATCAACAAACATAATCGGAACAGACTCTACAACAAACGTACTTACAACAGCTTTAAGCGGTGTTGGTTATGGAAACTCAATAGGATCTGCTCCGTATAACTGCAAGCTTGTAAAAATAATTTATAGTGGCAGAGGGGCTTCTGCTACCATAGTCGGAGTAGTAAAGGGCGATGTTGTACAAGGGACTGGAAATATGACAAATACTGTTACAGTATTTGAGCAGAGTTCTTTTGTATCGCAAGCTAATAGAATAATTTCTGTAGGTACGGTAGTATTGATAGAAGAAGGAAAAAACATAAGGTTTTCTATGCGACAGGATGTTACTGGTCCAGCTAACGACATGGCTAGCCTAACATTTGTCTTTGAAGAAGTAATTTAAATTTAATAAATATGAGATACCCATTTGACGAAAACGGATTTTACACGTATAATTCGATTGACACAGACGAAGTTTTGCCAAATACTTCATCCGTAGATCCGTCTGCAATTCCAAAACCTAAAATTATTGATCCTTTAGATCCAGATAGCGGATGGGTTATAGGCTTGACAGAAGAAGAGAAAGTAATTTCACATAATGACGTTATAACGATTAGAGATCAATATCTTTCAGAGACAACTCCGCA